CGGCCTAAGGCTGTATTTTGCCCCAGGTATGCTTTTGATAGCGAGGCTGCTACTACATCAACAGATTTACCGGTCGCTGCACTTATGTCTAATGCAAGGGCTAATAATTGCTGAGCCTTGCCCAATTCATTTGTTGACCGAATTAACCGACCAAACGCCGGCCTAAGCAGGTCCTCGGATACGCCCGTAGCTCTTTGCAAACTATCTATATAAGCATTAACACCGGTAGAAGCAAACGCTAAGCCTAAATTGTCTAAACTCTTATTAAGTACAGCTACCGCTTTAGATTCCTCTAATGCAGCAAATACAGCTTTTTTAGTAAAAGCAGTAACGGCAGTAGTAGCAGCTGCAAAAGATAATTTGGAGGCTAGCCCCATTTTCTTAAACGATTTTTCTAAACTGCCTAAACCTTTAGTAGCTTGCTTAGTGCCTTTGTTATTGTAACTAACAATTATGGGGACTTTAATAACCATTAGCTAGCCAACTTTCGATTAACTGCAGCTTGGGCTTTATCTATAGCCGCATTACTTTTAGTTATTATTTCCTCGCGGTTATCCTCTACCGCTTTATACGCTATGCGGCCCTGTTTGCCGCGTACTGTTACGTTTGACTGGGCCTGAATAGCGTTAATAAATCTAGCCCCCTGGGCATTTTTGCCCTGTGGATTTTTACGGCCTGCAGTTTCATAAATTGCGCCGGCAGGGTCAGCGTTGATAAGTAGGTAGGCCTTGCTGGTCCAGGTGCCGCGCTTACGCGCTCTGTCAATCTTTGTTTTAATTCCCATTTTTACAGGTTTGGCTTTAAAGGTAAGCCGGTCCCACTTGCCAGACTTGATAGGTTTAGCCCAACCGCTTAAAGGTGCTACAGCTGGGGCCAATTTACGTGCGTCTATCTGGGCTATTTTCATAGCCTGGTAAATTGTTTTGTTCATCTCTTTTAATGCGTCTGGGTCAAACTGACGTAATGCCCTCACCGTTTCATCTAGTCCTACGATTTTTGCGGCTGGCATTTTTTAGAGCCTCACTCCTGTCAGTTAACACCTTCACTAATGCCGCCAACATCTGGGGCGACATTTCCAACAATTCATTAGGGGTAAATCCTGTTTCTAACGCTAAGGCTGCGATTTGGTAGGTTAATAGTTGCCTATCACCTACCCAGCTAAAGGGTCTACTTCCTCTACCTCTACAGCCTTTAACGTATTTAAAAAGGATTCACCAAAAACGGCTACTTCTTTTTTATTGTGCTTTAGTGCTAACCAACACAAATAATAGACATCTGTTTGAGATTCCATCTCCCGAAATCTTTTATTTATGCCCATTTTTGCGTAGGCTTCAAACTCTACTTCGATAGCCGGCGTTATGTCGTATTCCTCGACTACGCCGGTATCGCGTGTAATTTTTAGTTTTACCATTTTCTAGCCCTCTTTTCTTTAATTATGCGGTAGTAATAGTTACATCTGTAGTTAGATCGAAAGTAATATCTAAACTCGCTACTTCACCGTTAGCACCGTTGATAGGGGTATAGCCGTTAACGAAAACGCTACCGCTATAAACTGGGTTTGTTGAGCTTGCTGTTGCGCCGTTAGGTGCAATTTCAAACGCTGCCGAAGTGCCCTTTAAGCTGTCAAGTACTGCGCGGGTTGAGCCTGCCGCGATAGCTGCCTGGTCGATATATAGGGTAGCTGACAGGGTGTGAGCTGCAAGGCCCTTGAGGTACTTATGCGCTGAGTCGCCCATAGCTGTAACCTCAAGTTGGTCATAGTTGATATTGAGGCTTGCTGACTGTACTACTGTGGTCATTACATAAGTACCTAGTTTAAAGTAGGTATTGTTTGTAAAATAAATTGCCATTATTCCTGCACTTCCTTTACTTTAGTAGGGGCTGGGCTTACCGAGGATTCCTCTAAAGCACCAATTTTTAGCAAGTGTGGTAAGTCCCACCCTTCTAAATCTGTGTCGTTAACGGTACCGCCGAGGCCAACGCCTGCGATTTCGTTATCTATCATTACTTTATAGTTAGCCATAATTAACTCCACTCGCTGATTATCTCTAAACCGGCTTCACTTTGAAGCAAGTTACCGCTAGGGGTTTCTAAAATTGCAGGGGCACTAAAACTAGTTATATTTATAGTTAAACCTGAGGCGGCTAACTTTTGCATAACAGCTAAATAAAAATCCTCTAGTTTTGTTTGGTTGCCGAGGTTATCCATAAGCGGCACTAACAAAAACAATTTAAAACGTACCGTCGGGGCTATAGCTGTTTTAACGTTACTGTTAACCAAAATATAAGGGTCATCATTAGCGATAACTAACGAGTTAGCCTGGGGTATTTCTGGGATATGGTTAAAAACTGACCAGACAGCCGTATTAGCTAGGGCTGTAGCTAATGTTGATCTAAGGGTAGTTATTGCGGTTGGCATTAGCCCACCATTGAATTAGGCGACATATACGGCGCAATTAACCCGCGCACTTTTGCTATAAGGGTATTGCCTAGCTGATAAGGCGAGGCGATAAAGCCGTCGACTGTGGTAATGCTGGCCCCTGGTGCCTGGCGTGCTTGCCAGATAGTCGTAGCTAGTGCAGCTGCCGCTTCACGTATCGCTGGAACACTTGCATAAGCTGTAGCGTGATTAGGTCCAGTTACTAACCCGTAAGGTCTGGTTAAGTGTGTAGTTTGATCTGCAGCTGTTTTATCAAAAGTAAAACGGTAAAGGTCATAGCCGGTAATAGTTTTAGTGCCGTTAAAGGTAGTACCTGCCGCTGATATAACTACAGACTGACCAGTAACAAAGCCATGAGGTGTAGGGGTAGTAATTGTAGCTACGTTGGCTGACAAAGCCGTAGCAGATATAGGCGCGGTGTTAAACCATAAGTATTTGTTTAATATGTCCTCGGTAGCCTGGCAGACTTCCTCAACTGTAGCGTCTGTGTAAAGGGTAATGCCAGAAATACCGAGCAAAGCGCGTAACTCAGCCATAGTTATATATGTTGCAGCCACGCGCTCTACTCCTTACTGTTTGGGCCTAAACCCCACCGGACTAGGGGCAGGGTCTAGGGTTCTAGTGTTTTAGGCTTATGCCTTGTTATTTTTGAACGCGCCACCTGAGGCTAAATTGGCCAATGCACCGTAGCCGTAGTACATAATCTCGATAGAGCCGTTTGAGACTACGTTAGTAGTTAGGCGTAGTTGTGGTGATTCGTACCAGGTAAAGCAGTCTGGGTTAACGATCAACAAAGTACCGTCTCCGTCGCCTGCGTTTGCGTAATCTACGTATAGGTCCAACCCTGCAACGTTGCCGCGTAGACTTGAAACTGTAACTGCGCCACCCGCATTTTGTGGTTGCTGGGCCGTGTAAATTGGTCGCCCTCCATCATTAAGTGTCATGATGTTTGACCATTGACCGCTTGAGGCAATCATGTTACGAGCAAAACGCTTGCTGTTTGAGTACACGCTAGCTGCACCGCGTGAAACGATACCTAATAGCTCTGAAGCTGTTGGGTAAGTTGCAACGGTTGTACCGTCTAGGGTAGCTGCAGTAATAAGCTCGCCATTAACAAAATTGTTAGTAGCTAGAGCGTATGCGTCGGCCATTTGTTGAACCAACACGTTTAAAAATACTGGGTCTGAGCGGTCGAACAATTCAACGGATACCGTATTTTGGCCCGCATATTTATTAACAGTTGCAGTAACGAACTCAACTTCCATTCCGGTTTCTGAAGGTCCGGCATATTCATTTGTGTCGGCCACCGTTGGCACGGTTTTTATGCGCGGAATTTGCAGCGACATGCCCATTTGGGGCAAGGCGGCGGTGTTGATAGCTTCGATGCTTGCGCGGAAACTATTTGATTTGCCGTTAAACAAAGTAGTTAGCTGAGGTGTTGGGATAAGTCCAGCGTTGTTTGTGGTTGAGTCGTCAGCTGCGCGTACCCAAGTTGCAGACTCGCTGCCTGGGTCTAGTGTTGCTTTAACCTTATGAAAAAGGTAATCGGCTGGGGTCGTAATTGGGCTACGAGGTGCAGTATAGGCAGGTGCCGTTACTGTTGGTCGTGAGGCTTCCACCGGCTGTGCGGCTTCTACCTCGGGTGCTGGGGTAGCGTTGTCCACGCTGGCCTCACTTTCGGTTGGTTGGGTTTGTTCTGTTTCCTCTACTGGCTCAGGCTCTACCTC